CTCGATTTTTAACGGATATAGGGGAACTTATAAGGGTGTAGATTTTTTTATTGAGAGATGAGGTTTTATGGCTGCATTTAATGCAACAAAGGAAAAGAAGAAACTCGAAAACATCATAAAGGACATTCCGGAAGACAAAAAGAAGCTTGTTGAAGGCCTAATTGCCGATGCAAGCTTTATGGCGGAACAATTAGAGGTGTTGAGAGTCTATATTGCGGCGAATGGGTGGAGTGAAGCCTATCAGAACGGAGCCAATCAGTTTGGAAAGAAGACTTCGGTCGAAGCTGATATGTATGTTAAGGTTCAAAAGGCTTATGCTTCAGTTATAAAGCAGTTGACGGACTTTCTTCCTGACACCAGTGCCGGCACTTCCGTAGATCCACACAAAGAAAGACTGCTCGGAATAGTTCATGGTAGAACTTGAGAAGTATTTTGGTGGAATTATCGATGGAAAGATAAATGCTTGCGACAAAATGAAGCGGATAAGTGAGATTATAATCGAGCGGTATCTTGCTCCGGACGAATTTCATTTTGATATAGAATTTGCAAAGCGAAAAATCGAATTTATCGAAGAGTTCTGCAAACAGCCGAGCGGCGATATAGGTAAGCCGTTAAAGTTAGAGTTATTTCAAAAGGCACGGCTCCAGGCACTATTTGGATTTGTGGATGACAATAATTTACGGCAGTACAACGAGTGCTTAATCATTGAAGGACGAAAAAATGGAAAGACTACAGAGAATGCTGCAGTGGAACTTGCTCTTCTGCTTGCAGACGATGAAGGATCTCCACAGATATATAACATTGCAACAATGCTCGATCAAGCCAAACTTGGTTTCAATGCGGCTCATAAAATGCTCATGCAGGACGAAGCATTAAAAGACCTGGTTAGAAAAAGAGCATCTGACCTTTATTGTGCAGAGAACTTCGGTTTTATAAAGGCATTGGCAAGCAATTCTAATAGTCTTGACGGACTCGATGCACACGGAGCCGTTATTGATGAATTATCGGCTATTAAAAATAGAGATATATATGATTTAATCAAACAAGCGATGGGAGCCAGAAAGCAACCATTGCTTTTTTGTATAACAACGAATGGATATGTCCGAGAAGGAATATTTGATGCTCAATACAAATATGCTTCGGACATCCTGAATGGAACTGTCAAGAATCCGAGGTTCCTTCCGTTTATTTATGAATTGGACAGTCCTGATGAATGGACGGATGAAAATGCCTGGATAAAAGCAAACCCCGGAATCGATACGATTAAGAGCCGAGCTTATCTTCGTGAAATGGTTCAGAAGGCAAAAGATGATCCAAGCTTTAAGCCGACCGTATTGGTTAAGGATTTTAATATTCCACAATCAGGATCCACTACATGGTTACCGTTTGAGTATGTAATCAATGAGTCTAATTACACTATGGAAGAGGTATCACATAGTTACGCAATTGGTGGATGTGACTTATCTTCCGTTTACGATTTGACCTGTGCAACATTGGTTATTAAAAAACCAAACCAAGACGGAGTTTACGTCTTACAGAAGTATTTCATCCCACAGAAGAAAATTGATGGTGCAAACAGTTCTAATCACGGAGCAGATGTTAAACAAGTACCTTACAAACTCTGGGAAGAGCAAGGTTGGCTGACTATCAACGAAGGTGCCCAGGTCGATTATTCACTTGTGACGAAATGGTTTGTGGAGATGGTGGAAAAGTATGACATCCGTCCGCTTTGGATTTGTTACGATCGTGCATTGGCAGGATTTTGGCAAGTTGAAATGTCAGATTACGGATTCGAGATGGAGAAAATTCCGCAGGGACCGTTTACTTGGAGCCAACCGATGAAAGAACTCGGATGTGCTTTACAAGAACATAAAATAAACTACAACAACAATCCGATTCTCCGATGGTGTTTGGCCAATACCGGAGTAAAGGCATTGAATAAAGATGGAATTGAGACGATTCAACCAGTCAAACTTCAGGAACATCGAAGAATTGATGGGATGGTGTCGCTTCTTAATGCCTGGGTTGGATATGTAAAACACTATGACGAGTACATTCCGTACTTGCGATAGGAGAGGAAATGAGAGAACGCAGAAGTATTCTTGATTTGTTCAAGAAGGAAAAACAACTCCAAACACAGACTTATACCACATTCAAAGAACTCGGAACGTATAAGTCATATTTTGGAAGCTTCGGAAATGACATTTATCAGAGTGACGATGTTCGTGCTTGTGTAAGAGCATTATCGGAGCATACAAGCAAAGCAAATCCCAGATGTACAGTTAGGGAAATTCAGAGAGTGCTTGCTTTGAATCCTAACAAGTATATGAACGGAAAAGATATGCTTGCAAAGCTTCGAAACATTCTGGAGATTAAAAACACGGCTTTTCTTTTTATCGAAAGAGATAATCGGAATAAGGTTGTTGGCTTTTACCCGGTGCCATATCAGACTTTTGAAGCGGTTGAATATAAGGACAGATTGTTTGTTAAATTCTACTTCAACGGCGATGCAAAAAGAAGCCTGGTATTTCCCTGGGAAGATTTGGCAGTACTTCGAAAAGACTATATTTTCTCGGATATTGCAGGCGATAACAACAAGCCATTACTTCCAACACTCGATGTTGTCAACACGATGGACGAAGGACTTTCGAACGCAGTCAAATCCACCGCCAATCTTCGTGGAATCTTAAAATCCACAAAGGCAATGTTAAGTCCTGAAGACCTGAAAAAGCAAAAAGACAATTTCGTTAAGGATTATATGAATCTTGAAAACGAAGGTGGAATCGCTTCACTTGATGCGACACAGGAGTTCAAAGAGATCAATTTGAAACCTACCACAGCCACCGCCGAAGAAGCCGATGCTTACAGAGAACGAATCTACAGATATTTCGGAGTTAACAAAAAGATTATCCAATCGATTTATTCCGAATCCGAATACGATGCGTTTTATGAGTCCAGAATCGAGCCGTTTTTGGTTGCTCTTTCATTGGAACTCACTCGGAAGATATTTACAGACCGTGAAATTGCTTTTGGAAACGAAGTTTGGTATGAGTCCAATCGCTTACAGTATGCGAGTGCCAAGACAAAGATTTCAATGGTTGCCCTCGTAGATCGTGGACTTATGACTCCGAACGAATATAGAGAATTATTCAATATGCCGCCTTATGAAGGTGGAGACGAGTTTGTTTTAAGACTTGACACATCCAAGACAGGCGATACCACAGACGATGGAACAGGAAATCCAGTTGGCAGGCCGCCACAAGAGGAAGGAGAAGGTAATGATGAAGGATGATAGAGAATATCGGTTTATTCCGATGGACAGATTTGAAATAAGAAAAGCAGAAGAGGAAGGTTCAGAGCCTTCTTTTTTTGTAGAAGGATATGCAACCACTTGGGATGAATACGTTCTGTTTGAAGAGGATGGTGTTCAGTACAAAGAGCAGATACTTCCGGAAGCATTTGAAGATGCAGATATGACGGATGTAATTTTCGTCAAGGATCATCAGGGAACCGTTTATGCCAGAACGAAGAACGGAACTCTTACACTGACGGTTGACGAACACGGTTTGAAAGTTAAAGCCGATATGTCCAAGACATCATCCGCAAGAGAAGCCTTCGAGGAAATTGCGAGTGGAATGTATGACCAAATGAGTTTCGCTTTCACTGTTAATGCAGATGAATACGATCAGAGAACCCATAAGAGAACTATTAAGGGCTTAAAGAAACTCTATGATACAAGCTTTGTAGGTTTTCCGGCTAACCCCGGTACCGATATATCAGTTTCTACACGAGACTATTTCAACGGAGTGATTGAAATGGAAAGAGCGGAGCGACTCTTACAGGAGCAGAAACAAAGAGAACTTGAGTTGGCGAAAGCAGAACTCATAAAGAGATTAGGCTTACAGGAGGAATCAAATGAAAGCTAATGAAATGACTCTCGAACAGGTTGAAGCAAGATTAGCTGAAATAGCAGCAGAAATCCGTTCAATCGAAACTCGAGAAGAAATTGATGCTCGTACAGCAGAGTTCGAAGAAGAAGTTCGTGAACTCAATGAGCAGAAAGCAAAACTTATTGACCTGGAAGAAAGGTCAAAATTGTCACAAGAAATCCAGAACAACGAAGTAGTTCCGGAAGTAATCGAAGAAAGAAAAGAGGAAAGAAAAATGGTAGACGTAAAAGAATATCGTAATTCCGAAGAGTACATCAATGCTTTTGCAGAGTACATCAAGACAGGTAAGGCAGATGAATGCCGTGCATTGCTTACCACCAATGTCGGTGCAGCAGGCGAAGTAGCTGTTCCTGATTTTGTTTATGACATCATCAAGACAGACTGGTTAAAGAGTGGGATCCTTGCACTCGTTAAGAAAGTTTCCGTTCAGGGCAACCTTAAAGTTCAGTTTGAGCTTTCTGCAGGCGATGCAGTTATCCACAACGAAGGTTCCGGAGCAGTTTCCGAAGAAGAGCTTACACTCGGTGTTGTTACACTCATTCCTGAGTCAATCAAGAAGTGGATCTCCATTTCTGACGAAGTTCTCGACATGAGAGGTGAAGCATTCCTTCGTTATATCTATGATGAATTAACCTACAGGATCGCTAAAAAGGTTGAATCAGTTCTTATCGGAAAGATTAAAACTCTTTCAACATCTGCTTCTGAAAACGCAGTTTGTGCAAAACAGGTTAAAGCAGGTGCTGCAGTGGGTACAATCGCAACCGCACTCGGCCAGCTTAATGCTGAAGCTTCAAACCCTGTTATCGTTATGAACCCTGCAACAAAAGCAGCTTACATTAGTGCAGCTTTGAATGCTGATTATGCAGTTGATCCTTTCTGCGGTCTTAATGTAATTCTTACAAATGACCTTCCTGCAATCGGTGATGCTACTGAAAATGCTGTTTATGCAATCGTAGGTGACTTCGGTTACGGTGCATTGGCTAACTTCCCTAACGGAGATAGCATCCAGATTAAGGTTGATGATAAGACAGCTATGACAAGCGATCTTATTAAGATTCTCGGCAGAGAGTTTGTTGCAGTAGAGCCTATTGCAAACAGAGCATTCGTTAATATTACTGCTCCCGCAGTAGGATAAGGAGTTGGGTATGAAACTGTCGGTTAAAGTCGGCTTTACTGATAAGGACACATCACTCTTCCGTAATGTCGGAGAGGTAGTGGAATATCCTGAATCAAGAGCCAAAGAATTAGAAAAACGTGGCTTTGGCAAGATAATAGACGAGCCGAAGCCGACAAAGGTTGAAAAAGTCGAAGTTAAGGAAGAAAAACCCAAGACGGAGAAGAAAACAACCAAGAAAAAATAAGCCGAAAGGAGCAAGATATGGCGGACGATGTTTTATTGGAAGAAGGAGTTCAAGATGATCCTACTCCGACTCCACCAACAATTACTGATAAAGTCAAACTTGCTCTTCGTATTTCTCATACTTCTTTAGATGCAGAAATCACAGATGTAATCGCTTCGGCACGTTTGGAACTCATTCGTGCCGGAGTGCTTGAGGATTATGCGAATGGAAGCACAGAGGATGTCGAAACGGCGATTAGGACTTATGCTCTTGCGTATTACGCATCGGATGTCAAAGATGCAGACAGATACAATGAGAGCTTTTTATATCAATGCGATTGTTTAAGAAAATCGTTTGGAGAAGCAACAGATGTTCAATGACGTTATCACTTTAAAAAAAGAAACGAATACAGTTGACGAATACGGCGATACTACTCAAACATTTGCGGAGAGAACAATATTCGCAGAAGTTAAGTCCATTAGCCAAAGTGAGTTCTATCAGGCACAGGCCGTAGGGTTAAAGCCTGAAATTAAGTTTGTTATAGCAGACTTTTTGGATTACCAGGGCGAAAAGATTTTGTCTTACAAGCCTTACGGAGCATCACAGGCAGAGGATTACACAGTTCTGCGGACATTCAGGAACAAAATAAACCTTGAAATCATTTGTAAGCGAGGTATTGAATGAGTGTTCCGAAGTCGGTAACAAAAATCAATAAAAACGGTGTGACATACACTTCCAACGTAGATGCAGCACAGTATTACATTTTCGAATTAAACCGTGCAGCTCTTCGGGATGTTGCTAAATTTGTGAAGAGAACTTTTAGGGATGCCTATTACAGCCATTTTGACAAAGAGACGGGCAAAGCCGGAAGAGCAACCACATCGGCAGTTCTTTCGAATAAGGACACGAAATATCCGAGAGTGGAAATTGGTTTGAAAAAATCAACGGTTCAGGGTGTTTATGCTTACGAGCAGGAGTTTGGAACTTCCACTACTCCGAGACTCGGACTTCTTACTCATGCAGTTGAAGATAACATTCCGAAAATCATTGAAATTGAATCGAAATATTTAAGTGCTTTGAACGATGAAGCACAGGCACTTGCACTCGTTGACGAAAGAGAGCATATAGACGATGGCGAATGAAATAACCAGAACTAATGACCTTAAAAAGTTAATACAGACCAAACTGAAGACTTTGACAACGAATGTTTTCTTTGAGCAGGCGACTGATAATGCGTTATATCCGCATATCGTGTTCGGCTTTCGTGAAATAGATCTCGGAGATTTATCCAGGCAAGACTATGTTCTTGAAGTGGATGTCTGGGACAAAGGGAAGTCCACTGTTCAAGTAGACGAACTGTCAGATAAGGTTGAGGACTTGTTACAAGCTCAAAATCTTCCACAGACTCATATTCTTCCTACATTTTATAAAATAGACCGTAAATCAATTATTGATTCCGACAAAGACATTAAACATCGCTTAATCAGGTTTCAGATACAAAATTATGTGAGGTAGAAAAATGGCTACAACAAAATACATCGGAACAGGTGAAGTTGTAAGTGCAGATTTCAAGAGCATTAAATGGGCTGGCAAGACCAAAGGTGGTAAGGATGTCGTTATTGAGATTACCAATGCGATCAATAAAGGTAATATTGAGTGGACATTCGCAGAGAAGAACGATGTTGTCCCTTCTATTGAATTTGAAGCTTGCTATAACAACACAGATTATGCTTCGAACAATAATACAGAGCCGTGGAGCATTACAATTGACACTGCAACCACAGCCGGAGCAAGTGAGATTATTCTCGGTGCCGGTATCTTCTACATCAACGGAACTGCAGTTGCTTTAACTCGTGGCGGTGGTTCTTTCAATGTTGAAAGAGAATATCGTGAGATCAATGCTGATGGCGACCGTGGAGCGGTTAAAGACAGAGTTGTTATGGAATCATCCAGGGCAAAGCTCTCAATGAATGTGCTTACGATGCTGACAAAACTTTCGGATATTTACACATCTATTCAGGCATCTGTCTAATCATTTTATGGGGAGAGTTTCGGCTCTCCCTTATTTTTTTAAGGAGAACATAATGAGAAAACTACAAAATACCGATTTGTTTGCAATTGGCAGAATAATGTCAAAAGCGAATTTAAAAGATGAGATCAAAAAACTGGCTCTTTCGGAAGACAAAAATCCTGAATCGGCCGGCTTTGAATTACTTTATATTGTATTCACAAAATGCTCAAGCAAGGAAGTGGAAGAAGAAATCTTTTCGTTCCTGGCTGACATATTTGAAATGGAAATACAGACCGTCAAACAAATGGATCCAATTGAAACTTTCGAGATGCTAAAGAAGGTGGATGATTGGGATAAGTGGAAGGCGGTTTTTACATTGGCTGCCAAGTAAACGAAATGGAATTGAAGGAAATCTTACTTCGCAGATACGGCAAATATGTTTTTCCTGACATGAAGTTTGATGAGTTCATTGAATTTGTAAGTTTGGCAGTTACTAAAGAGCGAAAAGAAGAAGTCCGTGGCGAATATCTGGTACTACTTCCACTACTCATTAGAAGTGGGAAATACATGACATTCGACCAGTTCTTTGACGAACGCACAGGAGCAAATATAGATTGGCGACCTTCTGACGAGATCCTGAAGGAAGCTGAACAAATACAAGAGAGGTTCAAAAATGGCTCTTGAGATTTTCAAGTTAGTCGGCAGCGTATTTGTTGACACTGAAAAGGCTAACGAATCATTACAAAAAACTGATAAAAAGGCTTCAGGATTTGCATCCACATTAGGATCTGTAGTTGGCAAAGCTGCAGGAATGGCCACCGCAGTTGTAGGAGCAGCAACAGCCGTAGGCGGTGCCGCACTCGGAGTGGCAGACAAAGTGTCCAAGCAGACAGACGAAATTGACAAAGCATCAATCCGAATGGGAATCAGTGCTGAATCATATCAAGAGTTGGCTTATGCCGCCGGACAATGCGGAGTTGAGATGTCTGTCATGGAAGGGGCGGCAAAAAAACTCGAAGGCACAGATTTGTCCTTTGATGATGCTATAAATCAAATCATGGAGCTCGGAACGGCAGAAGAGCGAAGTGCAAAAGCCGCAGAGCTATTCGGAGAAAAGATTGCATATAATTTGAGTCCATTAATCGAACAGTCGGGAGACGAGTTTGACGGACTTATACAAAGGGCAAATGATCTCGGATTGGTTATGAGTGGCGATGCAGTAAAAGCGGGAGTTGAGTTTGGAGATTTGCTTTCCGATATCAAGAGCATGGTTGGAAGCCTTGCCAATCAGTTCGGAACGGCATTGTTCCCGATTGTGAATGAGCTATTTAAGCAGATAATCGACTTCATGCCACAGATACAATCATATATGGGGCAAATAGTGCCGATTTTGGTTGATCTCATTTCAGAGATTCTCCCGATACTATTTGAGATAATTCAAGCCTTGCTTCCTGTCGCAATCCAGATCATTGAAGAAATTCTTCCGTTGGCAGTCGATATCATCCATCAGTTGCTTCCACTCATACAGGCATTAGTTCCTTTGATAACTCCGATTTCGGGATTGCTGATGGCGATAATCACTCCTTGTGTTCAATTTTTGAGTGCTATACTTCCGGCATTGATTGCGACACTGACATTGCTTGTGGAATCGGTTGTTCCCGCTTTGGGTGTGGTTGTAAATCTGACAGCGGGTTCAATCAAAGATTATCTGACAACTTTCTTCAATTTCTTCGAGCCTTTTATCGGACAGATTATCAGCTTATTCGAAGGAGTCTCGACATTTTTGACAGGTGTGTTCACAGGCGATTGGGAGATGGTATGGCAAGGAATCACTTCCATCATGAAAACATACATCAACGGAATGATTGTCTTTTTAGAAGCATTTATAAATCTCTTTGTGGATTCGATAAATGCGATTATCAATTCAGCGAAGAGACTTGCGAGTTTGTTGCCTAATGTCGATCTCGACACAAGTGTTGGTACGATTCCCAGAGTGTCAATTCCTAAACTTGCCAAGGGTGGAGTTATTGAAGAAGAAGGCTCGGCAATAGTCGGAGAGCGGGGAGCAGAACTTCTTACTCTTCCGAAAGGAGCATCGGTCACTCCACTTAACAATTCTGGATTTGATTATGATAAATTAGCGAGTGCAATCACAAACGGAATCAAAGATGCTTTGCAGATTACGATTCCCGTTAATATCGGAAATGAGCTTCTGGAAACAGTGGTTGTGGATGCGATAAATACAGCGACTTATCGAAGCGGGGGCAGATGATGGCATATTTAAAAAATTATCCTATTTTATTTAATGGAAACTCGATTCCGTTTCCAAACTCATATACAGAGAAGAACAATGTAATTGAGACTGTCAATCAGACAGAAGCCGGAACTGACATTTGCCAAGTGGAGAGAATCAAAAAACTCACACTCTCGATGTCATTTCGGCTCATGGGTTCTTGGGCGAGTACATTTGAAGCACTTGCTTATTCCACATCCACTGTCACAGTGAAGATTTATGACAATCAAACCAATGCTTATGCAGAGAAAACGATGAGAATGAGAAATTATTCGAAGAAGCTTGTAGAGCACTCCGAGAAGATAAACACTGCCGGAATGTATGACATCAGCTTCGACATGGTGGAGATATAATGTATTCGGTTTCAAATGATTATTTATTAGCGGTTGCAAAACCTATAATTCAATATGATCTCAAAGGCACGATTGACGGAAATGCTTTCGTGCGATCTGATGTCTTGGATTGCTCAATTACAAATCAATGCTCTGGAAATGATGAAGTGGCGATTGGCTCGGTTTACATCGGAGAGCTTAATATCACACTCAACATGGACTTAAATAATAATGATCTCATAGACAAGACAATCACTCTCGATTGTGGAGTGAAACTTGCGGATGAATCCTTTGAGTATGTTCCCATGGGTATATACACAATCGCTTCCGTAGAAAAGAGCAATCTTGGACTCATAATCAAGGCTTATGATAATATGTCAAAGCTTGACAAATCAGTCTCCGATCAAGTAAACGGAACGGCTTATGAAATCGCAACTTTCATTTGTGCTCAATGTAATGTCACTCTTGCGAATGATGATTTCGATGATTTTGCGAATCATACACAAAGATTGATTGAATATCCAGAATCCGACATCGAGACCTTCCGAGACATGATTTATTGGTTAGCACAAGCCATGGGAGCTTATGTCACAGCCAATCGGCTTGGACAGATAGAGTTCAGATATTATGGAATGACTGTCAATGATACTCTGGACACGAATCGGAGATTCACAGGCGGAAAATTCGCAGATTATGAGACTTATTATACAGGCATTTCGGTTGTAAATATTGAAGATAATACAACTTCATATTATGGACTTCAAATCGATGATGGCTTGACAATGAATCTCGGTGCGAATCCGTTTTTGCAGTATGACGATTTGGAGACATCCAGACGAGATGTCTTGACAATGGTATCATCATTTGTCTATGTTCCTTATTCCGTCAATCTCATCGCAAATCCGGCTTATGATTTGGGAGATGTCTTGTCATTCCCTAACGGATTGGGAGACTCATCAAAGAAATTTGTAATCACAAAGTATGTCTGGAAATACAATAAATCAAATTCGATTTCGGGCGGTGGCAAAAATCCGAAGCTCTTATCAGTAAAATCCAAAGTGGAGAAAGAGCTTGATGGCATCCGAAAGAGACAATCCGACAAGGATGTCATTCAGTATTATTCATTCACAAATACAATCGATTTACAAATCGATGATGGAGATTTCGTCACAATCGTTGATATCAGATATTCAGCCTTAAAGAAAACAGTGGCGATTTTCCTTGCCGAAATATTGGCAGACATCGACACAACTGTCAGTGGGGTTGTTTATACAGATTGCAAAGCGGAGTTCCTGTATTACATAGACGGACTTTTGATATCGAGAACTCCGAAGGAGACTTGGTTTGACGGAGATCATATCAAGCATCTTTTGCAATATTTGATTACAGAAGCCGGAACAGTGCATCACTTGGAAATCAAATGTCATTTGGTTGGTGGCTCTGGATTGATAAAGATGGGAGATATCAAGGCTTGTGTATATGGACAGAATCTTGCCGCTTCCGATTCATGGGATGGATGGATTCGGATTGATGAGAGCTTTGAAGATATCGAGCTTCCGACAATGATCTTCGGAGAATATGCGGATGTTGTAAATATGGAGAGTATATAAAATGATACATGGCAGAACACGAATCAAACTTTATAATCCCATTTCGGGAAATGTCACAAAGGACATCGTAAGCGAGAACACTTTTCAAGGAGCAGTGATCTCGGAAGGGTTGAGAAATCTCGGATATGCAAAAGCGAGTTTATATAATAACGCAGACAACTCAATCATTGCCAATCCGCCACTTGCCGAGATAATCGGGGGCATTTTACTTCTGGATTCGGAAGTAAATGCAGATTCGCAGTTCGTTCCTTTGGGAGTAAAAATGACAGGAAACGGAGCTTATGGAGTGACAAATTCATCCGCTCCAATAGAATTGGGTTCTTTTGATAACAATGCGAGTGACATCCAGATTGCTCAAAAGAAGATTAAATTGGTTTATACATACTCACAGACACAGGCGATTGGAAAGATTGCGAGTGTGTGTCTCACATCCAGAACGGGTGGATATATCGGCATCGGAAATCCAAGCGAAGCGATCGCTTCAACCTTGTGGGATTTGGAGCGAAATGCGGGGAAAGCGGATGTATGTCCACAGACATCATTGGAAACTCTCAAAACTACATATAATAAAATCGTTTGCAATGGCTGTCAGTATTCATTTGAGCTTAATGGAGCAAATCTGACAATCAACAAATTCAGACTTCCCTTGAAGAATGCATCTTTGCTCGATTGCATCCCAGAATCAGCCACAAAAGATGTCTCGGCTTTGCATTATTCATGGATGGGCGGAGATTATATTGTCTCGGCTTATGACAAGAAGATTTATCTTACTCCGAGATCAGTTGTCAAGACAGGAACATTTTATATGTGGGAGTATGATACAGAGACCGAAAACATTACAGAAAAGACATTTACATTCGGATTCCCGACAATCAATGTCTCGGTTGCAAATGGAAAGGTTTTCGCTCCAAATAATTCGAGCGATACATTCGGAATCTTTGATCTGGATGGCACTCCGTTTGATACTGTCGAATGTGGAGATTTCAACACTTCGGTTTATAGTGATTTCGGAGCAGTTGTCGGAGACTTTGGAAATCATGCTTTATTTAAATATAGAAATGTAAATCCGGCAGTGGAACAAATGATGATATATGATAAAACACTCAAAAAAGCATTTCCAACGAATATGCAAGTTGTGGGATTTGACCGAACACAGGGCATCCGACAAGAAGAGACATCCAAGGCTTTGACATACACTTTTTATGCGGGTGGAGCATCATCCAGAGTTACTTGGGCGATAAATAATCCCATTTATCTTGCTACGATCAATAATTTGCAAACCCCTGTAATTAAGGATGGAACATCGGGAATGATTGTCGAATATACATTAACGGAGAGCTAAAATGTCATTGATTGAATACAATGGAGAATCAAAAGTAATAAAAAGAATCTGTGAACTACTCGACACAATGAGTGGAATCAATTTCGAAGTTGTCCAGACCTTGCCGTTAGTGGACATTTCTACATCGACAATTTACCTTGTGCCGAAACAGACCGCACAGACGGACAATGTTTATGATGAATACATCAACACAGACGGAACATCGCAAGGTTGGGAACTTATCGGCACAACGGAAATCGACTTAACAAATTATGTACAGTTTTCCGATTTGTCAACAGTTGCTACAAGTGGCGATTATGATGATTTGATAGACAAGCCGACAATACCGACAGTAAATGACGGAACTTTGACAATTCAGTTAAACGGAACTACTGAACAAACCTTTACGGCAAATTCAAGTTCTGATAAAACGGCTAATATCAAGGCTGTCGATTGGGTTTCCAATGGGAAGTTAGGAGCGAAGAATTTAAACTCAACACCTTACACATTCGGAAGTACGTACACAAATAATGGTGTAACATACACAGTTAATGCAGACGGAAGTATAAGTTTAAGTGGTGGTACAAATAGTACACAAACATCAAGTTATGTTTGCCATTCAAGACTTACGAATGGTGGAAATGCACTTTATCCGTTATATTTACCAAACGGCACATATATTTTTAGTGGTTGTCCGAGTGGTGGAAATGACGCAACGAAATACAGTTTAAGAGTTGCTATCCGTAATGCAGACGATACCGACACAGTTTATTATGACGAAGGAAACGGAGTTAAAGTAACATTAAACGGAGATAAATACAACAACGATAAAGTACGAATACAGATTTATCCGTTTATAAGACCTAATCAAAATGTCACGGGATTTGTCTTTAAGCCAATGGTTAGAGTTGCGTCAGATACAGACGATACTTTTCAACCTTACACAATGACGAACAAACAATTAACGGAAGTTATCAATGAAGTGCCGACAAATTCGGGAATTTACACTTTACAAGCAACAAGAGATTCAAGCGGAAATATAACTTATTCTTGGGTATAAGGAGAGATTATGAAATTTCAAGAGCTGAATTGGGAAATATCGGTTTGCAAAGAAAAACTGAAAGAGACGGATTATCAAGCAATCAAGCATTCCGAAGGACTTATCTCTGATGAAGAATACGAACCGATAAAAGCCAAAAGGGAAGATTGGCGAAAACAGATAAACGAATATCAAGCATTATTGCCAGAAGCCGAAGCAGAATATTTGGCAGAATTGGAAGCCGAAGGAGTACAAGATGATTGAGCGAATAATCGAAAGAATAGAACAGGAAATCACTCCTTCCGATGATTTGGAAAAGATTGCTTTTAATTCGGGTTTGCTTCGGGCATTGGCGATTATTAGAAGCGAAATGAATGATGATTTGAAATAAGGAGAAAAGAAATGACAGAATGGTGGCAGATTACTCTTGCCATTTGTGGTGGAGCATTGGTATTGGTTAATTTTGGGAATGCGATTGTGAATCTTTTTAAGGCGGCAAAGTCTCCGACAGCATCTCTCGAATCCAGAGTGGATGAAATCGAAAGAAAAATGTCGAGATATGATGATATGTTCGGAAGAGACAAGGCAAGACTTGATTCCTTTGACGAATCCAACAGAATCATCCTTAAATCGCTCCTTGCGATAATCAAGCATGATCTGGATGGCAATAATACAGATGCTCTCAAATTAGCACAGGAAGATCTACAAAATTATATGTTGAATAAATGAAAGGAGATTTTTCTATGAACAATAAGCTGTATGATATCCTTAAATATTTATTTTTCTTCGGATTTCCCGCTTTGAGTTTTTTGTGGGGAGTGATATATGTTGTCTGGAATATTCCTTACGGAGAGCAGATATCGATTACTATTGCCGGAGTTCAGACAGCTCTCGGCATCGCTCTCGGCTTGACGAATGTGGCATATAATAAAAAGATTGGGGAAAAAGGGGAGACATTTTATGGCAATAGCGAAGAATCCGAAAGTAATCATGACTGATGTTCAGTTCGTGGAGAGACTGACACAAATCAGAAATCGAAAGACATTTTACAAGAATAAATATCCATATAATCTCTGTTATATAAATAAAGATGGAAGGACATCCGCAGATTGTGTCAATTTGGTTAAAGCGATCTTGAACGGATATAATGTCTATAATAACACAATCGGATATTATCAGAGAGATTTGTCAAATACAGGCGATTGCACAGAAGCCGAACTCTTGGCACAATGTGAAGATGTCTCAAGCGATTTTACGAAGCTCGGAAGCAGAGCCATGATTCTATATATGAAAGGACACATTGGAGTTTATCTCGGAAAGATTGTCTCCGAAAAATACAATGTGATTGAATGCACAGTGTCCTTCGGTGGCGGTGTGGTTTATTCTTGGGTTGATGCAGATGGCACAAGGAGAAACGAAAAAGGCGGTTATAAAGCGAAGAAGTGGACTCATTATGGCTTACCTTCCAAATGGGTTGCTTTTCATGGCTTGGGATATGAACCGAGTCCGATTCCACTTCCGAAGGATGATAAGTCGAAAGATCAGAACATATACATTGTCCAAAAAGGCGACACATTGTCGAGAATCGCTTCGAAGTATGGCTTATCACTCAAACAGATTTTAGAGCTTAACCCGGAAATCACGAATCCCAATCTCATCCAGATAGGGCATAGAATAAAAATTCGATAAATCCATTTAAGCCCCCTTTATACATTTTTTCACAAAAAGAGAGTCGCTGTCTTATCTTCCCGGCGGCTCTTTTTTTGTTGTGCGGGTTTTATACCCTCATTTGTTTTAGATCATATTTTCAGGACTAATTTAGGACTAAAATATCTATCGATAGGACTAATTTATATCGTTTTATCAGATAATTCCTAAAAAATAAAAGTCCTCGAAATGCTTTATTTCAGGGACTTTGTTGATATTCCGGGATTTCCGGACAACTGCCGGCGGCGGGACTTGAACCTTACGAGTAGAGCCTTTAAACCGCTTAAATACGGCACTTCCCAAAAAGCCAGGACTAAATAGGACTAAAATTATATTAAATTCCCTATCAAATCTGCTGCCATATTCTTGGCTTTTTCCATTTCCATTTCATGTTGATAAATCTTTTTGAGAGTATAATCGGACTTCCATCCGCCCAGAGCTTCTATCTGCTTGTCAGAAAATCCTTGCTCGTGTAAATATGAAGCAAAGAAGTGTCGAAGCTTGTGGAATGGGAACCGATGTATTCCGAGTGACATTTGAACTCGCTGCAGCTTCCAGTATAAAGAATGTGGAGTGCAGGGACACGCACCGTTTGTTCTGATAAGTTCCGCTACATATTCAGGAACAACAATTTGCCTGGTCGATTTATCGGTCTTGGTTATATGTTTAAGTGTCCACTCGTTATTTTCGTTTAGCACAAGAGCTTTATTAATGGACAGGACATTGCCGTTTAAATCTTCCGGAGCCAATGCACAGATTTCAGAACGGCGAAGGCCAAGAGTTCCGAGAATAAACGGTACTTCGTATTTTGTTCCTTTGACTTCTGTCAGAATCCTTTGTATGTCTTCCTGGGACGGAATATATTCTTCTTTGTTTTCTTTCCGTGGAAGTGTGGGAGATTTCAAGTCTAAACCATAAAAAGAACAAACTGACATCACAAAACCGCTCAAATTTCGCACAGTTTTCGCAGAGTATGTATTTGCCGCCTTATTGATTAAAGACTGAATACGGGGCAAATTTATGCGTTCTATGGGTATATCTGCGAAGTCTGACGGGATTTGGCATTTTAAAATAGTTCTATATCCACGGATTGATGATGGAGACAGAACATTTGTCTTTGAATCTATATATTTTTCTGCAGCTATTCCGAACGGAGTCTTATCAGAAATACCGGTCATTTTCTTTTGAATCAGACGAGTCGCTTCCTTTGTGGTGGGCTTGTGGTCGACCGTAATGGAAACAGTTTTTCCATCTTGCATTTCACGGATCCGATAATTCCCGGAAGGTCTTAAATCGATCGTCATTTGTCAGATTCTCCATACATATAAGAAATCGTTTTTTTATAATAAGTAGCCAATCTATAAAGAGTGTCTGCATCAGGAAGACTCTTTCCACCTTCCCAAGATGCAACTGTGGTTTTCTTTTTATCCACAAGTTCTCCGACTTCGGTTTGCGTAAGTCCTTTTTCTTTGCGACATTCAATCAATCTATTTTGAATTGTCTTTCTTATTTCCTTTTCATTTACTTCCATCATTCAAATCTCCTTTCAGTTATTAGTAATAATTATATCGTAAAAATACGAAAAAAATAAACTTTATTTTAAAAATATTATTGACAGTACGAAAAAATCGAACTAATATATAAACAGGTTCGAAAGTTTCGAACAAATATTAAGAAAGGAGTTAGAGCATGATTGGACAAAGAATTAAGAAATATCTTGACGAAAGAGGAATCAAGCAAACCTTCCTTGCTCAACAGACAGGTCTTACAGATCAGATTATCTCTGATATATGCAACCGTGATAGAAAAGTTGAAGCAATGGAATATTTCAAAATTTGTAAAGCTCTTGATGTTCCACTTGAAACTTTTTACGAGGAATAAAAAAAGAAACCCGGTATTGCAGTACCGAGCTTCAAATCGAGGTTTTATTGAGTAGTTTATTGTGTACGAAAGGAGTACAAATCTATGAATATTATACAAAATTTCTTTGAAATATTCAACTTTCGCTTTTGGCTTTTTCTGTTTGAATTGTTTTACATTCCTGTAGGCCTTTGTATAGGTGGACTTATCTGGGAAGCAAAGCAGAAAAGGAGCAAAGATGAAGTTCAATAAAGTTTCCCAGGACTACAAAAAACTAAATATGGTTATCCGTGAAGAGATGCGGTGCCAGAAGATAAGTCAATCAAATTTGGCTTACAGGCTTAATCTCGGTCAATCAAGTATTTCGGAGAAGCTTGCAGGAAAAACGGAGTGGACAGTTTGGGAAATGATGAATGTTTTTGAAATATTAGGAATTACTTTTGATTACAGAAAGGAGTCAAACGATGGCATTAATGAATTGTGAAATATACGTTCTTAACAGGCTGCAGAAGCTTGAAGAAGAAAATGAGAATTTAAAGGAGAATCTTCAGGAATTAACAAAGACTGCAGAGGAATTAAAAAAATTAAAGGAAACCCTTATTAAACAAGGCCAAATCAAGACATATTCATATTCCGGAAAGCAGTACATCTACATCGGTTCGATAGAATGTGATTCTTACAATAGAGAGGAAAGAGATGCTTTTGATTTCTTGACTTCAATTATAGATTTCAAGAACGAAGAAGATCAGGAAGAGAATCAGGAAGAAGTTAAGGAAGGAGATCAAGCGAATGACGATATTTGAACTTGATAATTCCATCGGTTCTATTCTGAACAAAATCGATGAACTTGTGGATATGGAAACTGGAGAGATTACGGATGTCGATGCTTTTGAAGTTTTGAAGTCCGAACTTGATTCCCTGGGAGAAGTAAGGGATAAGAAAATATCGAACGTGGCTTGTTGGTATAAGCAGCTTATAGCAGATGCCGAAGCCATCAAAGCAGAAAAGCAGAATCTCGAAAAGAGACAGAAATATTGCGAAAACAAAGCGGAGTCTCTGAAAAAATACCTGGCTTATGCTCTGAACGGTGAGTCTTTTAAGGATTCCAGAGTAAGTATTTCATATAGGAAATCCGAAGGCATTCACTTTGACGATAACTTCGACATTCAGACACTTCCGAAAGAGTATCTCAAAATTACCCTGGATGCCAAGAAAACAGAGATTAAGAATGCTATCAAAAGCGGAAATACATTCGAGGGTATTTCGTTAGTTAGCAAGAGCAATATTCAGATTAAATGAAAGGAGACAATAATATGGGAATTCCTGTCCTTATTTTAGGTGAGTCTGGCTCCGGCAAGACTCATTCCATTAAAAATTTTAATGTTGACGAAGTCGGTATCTTTTCGGTGGAGAAGAACAGACTTCCTTTCCGAGACAAAGAGTTTAAGGTAGCAAAACAAGCAACCTATGAATCTATCATCAGAAGTCTTAAAAAGGCAAATTTAAAGGCCTACGTCATTGACGATTCACAATATCTTATGGTTAACGAAATGTTCGAGAGAGCAAAAGAAACGGGCTATCAGAAGTTTACAGACATCGCTCTCCACTTCCGAAGCCTTATCAATGTTATTAACCGTAATACTCCGGACGATGTGGTTGTGTATTTTCTCCACCACACAGAGACAGATTCAAACACAGGAAAGGAAAAGGCAAAGACGGTCGGCAAGATGCTTGACAATCAATTGACCGTGGAAGGCTGTTTTGATGTTGTTCTTTTCACTTCCATTGAATCAGGGAACCACTATTTTATTACCCAGAGTGACGGATTTACCACAGCCAAGTCACCGGAAGGAATGTTTTCAGACATAAAGATTCCGAACGATCTTAAATTGGTCGACACGGCAATTCGTGAGTTCTGGAATTTGGATTCAGTAGAAAAGGAAGAATCAGATGAATGAAATTAAGGCTATAAACACCACTTACAACGGATATAAATTCCGCAGCAGAGCCGAAGCTCGTTGGGCTGTTTTGTTTGATGCCTTAAATATCAAATATTTCTATGAACCTGAAGGATTTGAACTTTCGAACGGAATGTTCTATTTACCTGACTTTTATCTTCCTGAAACTGATTCATTCTTTGAAGTTAAAGGAATACTTGAAGAATTAGACAAACAGAAGATTGAACAGATTTCGGAAGATTTAAAGCGGGCAATAACAATTGGTTATCCTGACATGACGTTTGAAGCATCGTCAAATTATGGCGAAGGAGATTGGATGTTGACTTCCAAAGCTGAATCCTGGCTCTGCAGATGCCGTAAATGTGGAAAGTATTTTTTCATAGGCAATCAAGGAAGTTGGGCTTGTACCAATACAGAATGCGGATTTTATGATGGAGATAATACATCAGCCGAGACTTACTTCGGAGACGGTGATTATTGGGCTGTTTCCACAACTTCTGAAATCTATAAGGCATTTAATACGGCAAAACAAGCTCGATTCGAGCATGGCGAAACAGTTAACTTAAAACCATTTTAAAGGAGGAAAAAGAAAAATGGCACAGATACTTGATTTAAGTTCCACTTACACACAGAAAGAGGTTGAGCAGGCAGTCAATGCCGAAAACGAGTTCGAGAGCATAGAACCGGGCGGATATGAATGCAAAATCGTGGATGCAATTCTCAATTCCGAGAAGAAGTACATCGAGCTTGATCTCGACATCACAGAAGGAAAATTTGAAGGTTATTTCCAGAAGCTCGAAGACAGAGCAGGGTTCTGGGGATTGAAATACTTCATGTCTTATAAGGACACCGTAAAAGGGAAGTTCTTCAAAACCTGCACTTCCATCAATGAATCGAATCCTAATTATAACTTCAATCCGTTAAACGGCGGCGGAGCCGATGTGGATTCCTTAATCGGAAAGAAGATCGGTGTGGTTGTCGGATTGGAAGAGTATAAGTCCAAAGCAGGCGAAATCAGAACAAAAGCAGTGGTTTCCAACGTCAAAAGAATCGTTGACATCGCTAATGGCAAATTTAAGATTCCTGAATTAAAGAAGTTAGAAGAATCATCAAATTCTGAGGATGAGTTTATGAAATTGGATCCCGGTGCAAGCGAAGATGCTCCGTTCTAATGGTTTTAATTGAAGACACTCGGCAGCAGAACGGTAAACATGATTTAAAGCACAGGAAGTTCGAAGAATTGGGAGTTCAGGTTGTTCGTTGTTCACTTCCGTTCGGAGATTATGCAATTGCTCCACAAATCTCGATTGATACCAAGCGAAACATGGAAGAGATTGCACAGAACCTGACAATAGATCATGACCGTTTCCGCCGGGAGTGTGAAAGAGCGAAAGAAGCGGAATGTTTGTTATACATCCTTATTGAGACAGAATGGGACATTTATTCGGTCGAGGATGTTCATAAATGGCAAAATCCACGTTCTCCATTATCCACGAAAGCTATAACCGGAGCGAAGTTGGAGAAAATAATGCAGACAATGGAAAGACGTTACAACGTCCGCTTCTGCTTCTGCAGACCAGATAAATCAGCAGAATTTATTATAAAAATCTTATCAGGGGAAATTTGACATGGCGAAAAATAACGAAATCTTAAAAGCTGCTTTGAAATATGCCGACAAAGGATGGGCGGTTTTCCCTGTTTCAAAAGACAAGAATCCACTCGTTAAAAACGGGTTTAAGGATGCCACCACAGACAAAGAGACAATAAAAAAATGGTTTTCTTATTATACAGGAGCAAATATCGGTATTGCGACCGGTCAAGTGTCAGGCGGATTAATCGTTATTGATGTGGATATTGACGAAAACGAAGGCAAGTTCGGAGATGAATCTCTTGAAGCCTGGCTTGATGAAAACGATTGTTATTTTCCGGATACATTGACCGCAACCACAGGCCGTGGCGGAAAACATTATTATTTCCACAGCTCTGTACCCTTTGGCTGCAAAGTCGGAGCAATTGAAAATGTGGATATAAGAGGGGACGGTGGATATGTTGTAGTTCCGCCTTCCATACATAAGAACGGAATGTATTACAAATGGGATGATGAAGACGAAGAGATTGCTTCCGTAGATCATGAACCTGATGTGCAGTTTTTCCTGTATGAAAGCTTTAAGAATACGGTTTCCGATAAAGATAAGTTTGAAATTCCCAAAGAAGCGGGCAAAGGCTCCAGAAATGACACGTTATTTAAGATTGCCGCTTCATTTCAAAGTCAGGGAATGGATAATGAATCAATATTTGCATCGGTCAAAGCCTATAATTTGGCAAATTGTAAACCGCCACTTTCGGACGAGGAAGTCAATAAAATCATCAAATCTGTGGTAAATCGATATGAAAAAGGCACTAAACAGGTCGAAGTTCCAAAGGATTTAGGCAAAACAAAGGCATCCACAAAAAGAAAACTCAAAAAAGGCAGCGAATTGATGCAAAAAGAGATTCCTGAACCGATTGTTTATGTCGGAATTGGACGTGAGGATCCTATTCTTGTCGAGGGAACGTGTATTTTGTCGGCAAAACCTAAACTTGGGAAATCTTGGTTTGTTTTGGGGATGTGTTTGGCAATATGTAACGGCGAAGATTTTCTCGGATATAAGACCAAAAAATGCAGTTGTTTGTATTTGGACTTGGAAACTTCCGAATCCATTCAGAAGAAAAGACTTATCAAAGCATCTGCAGGAGAGCCGATTCCGGACAATTTTTATCTTGATACGGAAACAGATAATCTTGAAAACGGATTTGTTGACCAGATAAACAACTATCTGGAGCAGGATCCTGACATCGGAGTTGTGGTTGTGGACGTATTTCAGATAATTCGGTCGAGACAGGATGCGAAAAACAAAGAGAATGAATACCAACACGCATATCGAGACATTACTCCATTAAACAATCTGGCAATGGAAAAGCATATTTCAATAATTCTTGTGTGTCATGACCGAAAAATGGTAGATGAGAACGATCCATTCTCCAACATCCTCGGAAGTACCGGCTTGCAGGGTGCAGTTTCACAGATGATAGTAATGTTCCAAAAAACAAAAGATGATCCTATTACTGTGGCCATAAAGGGCAAAACTATCGATGCACAGCCGATTATTTACACCAAACTTTCCGAAGGACAATGGGAATTGACTTCCAATGATTCGGCGGAAATGGCGAGTATACGAAAACGAGAAGAGTTTTTTAAGAGCGACATCCGAATCGGAATCGTAAAAATTGCCGAAGAAGGAGACTTCAAAGGAACTTGTACGGAGATAATCTTCAAATCAGCTTCCATTTATCCTATTCTGGCAGATGCTCAAAAGGTCGGCGGGTTTTTAAACAAATTTGCTCCATATTTAAAAGAATACGATCAAGTTTTGGTGGACAAAATCTTAAATGGAACAGGCTCGAAAATTTATAAACTACATAAAATATCAATAAAAGGTATTGATAGTATTGATGAAGGTATTGATGTAAGTATCAGAAAGCAAGGATTTACGGGCATTATCTAAAAAAAAAGACCTTACTATTTATTACATATAAGGTATTGATGAGGTATTGATTTATCAATACTATCAATACCTATCAATACCTATATTATATAATTCTACTTTTTTATGAAAGGAGTAAACATGGACATAGAACAAGGTCAGAAGTGGTTGACCAGAGCAAGAACACTCGATTTGAAAATCCGAGAGAAAATTTATCTGATTGAAGCACTTTATACCTGCTGCGGATTGCAGGGCATATCTTATGACAAAATTTCGGTGGTTTCATCTCCAGATAACAAGCTCGAGCGAATCATGGCCGACATTGACAAAGAACAAAGAGAGTTAGTCAAACTTCGACAAAAAAAAGAGATCGTTTTAAGGGAAATCGTTCAGACCATAAACACTCTGGATGAATGCCCGGAAAGAACAATTTTATATGGGTATTATGTCGGATGTGAGGAAATGGAGAAGATTTCCGAAGAAATTGGGTACGAATTGAGTTATTGTTATCGATTGAAAAAGAGAGGAATTGAGATGTTATGAAAGAAGGAGAATGGATTGATACCAAAGACGGACAGATCGTTGAAGTCAGAGCAGAGACCGGAAGTTTCGTTTGTGGTAAAGAAGTAGTTTTCAACACATTTGCTCCTTTGCATTATGGCGAAGATGTAATCATTGAGAAAAAGGAGTTAAAAAATGAGTGCTTATTGTGATTATTGCAAAATGATTATCCGAGATGAAGATGTTGTTCACTATGAAGAAGTGAGCGAAGCATGGGGAAGACCTGTTTCGGAAGATTGGCGGTTCTGTCCGAAATGCGGAGAACCTGTAGAAGAATATTACGGCGATCCTGCGGACGTGGTTGAGTACGAAAACGAAGTCGGAGCGATATTAAGAGACGCTATGACAGAGAGAGGGTGGAGGGAATGAATCACTTTTTCGAAACGCTAATGATGTGGCATACAGATAATGGCGTGTTTTACTTATCGGGACGTGATGTTGCGTGTTGTATCGCAGGAATCTGTATCGGAATCATATTTGCCTATCTGATACAGTATGCCAAATATCTTGAATCCGAGTGGAAGAAGAATCGAAATATCCGTAAATGGAGAAGGGAGAGAAAATGACCGAAGAAGAACGCAAAAAAATGATGAATCTTGCGGATATGATTGAAGGCGAAATAAACAGAATGTGTGTTACCAAAGATTTATCGGAATTAGACACTATGGCACTTTACGCAAGGAAGAATATTGAGAAGTTGCAGAATATGAGATATGCAGACTTTAAGTGTCAGAATTGCAAGTTTTACGGACACGAATTAGACGAAAAGGTCGGAACTGATGTTTGTTTTGGTTGCCGTGATTTTAGTTATTTCAAACTGAAAGGAGAGAACAAATGACAAACGAAGAAATAAAGGTAACGGTAACAATACTTAAAAAGATACGAAAAGATATATTTGAAGAAAAAGATTATGCTTATGCAGACTTTGAACAATATAAAGTCGATTATTTAGGAATTGATCCTGAATATGTTTGTGATGAACTTCCGAATGACGATTTTAGATACGGAATGGAAAGATGTATTGAAATTATTGACAGGGTTATATCCGAACTAAAAGGAGAACAAGAATGAGCAAAATGAGCGATTTACAATTACAAATTTCGGAAGTATCCGAGCAGATATGTGATAAGCTCTGTAAATACTGCGACAATGACTATATCCGAAATGGTGGAAAGTCATGCCAGGAATATTGTTCCGAGATGCCGAACGAAGATTGTGAATTAAGAAAATTATTAAAGGCGGTGGGAATATGTTAACTGAAGGATTAAGAATTAAGACTTATCCGGACACGGACATCGATGCTTATGTTCGATGGATCCGTGATGAAGGATTCCGAGTATCCATTTATAGAGATGCAATTGTTGTCGGACAAAAGTATAAGTCCAGACAGGTTGATGTCAGAGCTTATTCAAAAGAGCTTCGTAAAAGACGAATAGCTGCAGGATTTACCGAGATAACATTTGCCAACGCACTGGGAGTTAGTCAGCAGTCTGTCAGAGATTGGGAAGCAGGCAGAAGAATGCCGAGTTATTTTAACAGACAGATTATCGAGGAAGTATTCAGAAGGGAGAAGGTATGAGCGATTTTTCGAGAGATGCAGATGAATGGAAGTGTTCTATTTGTGGAAATACTTATTTTGCGACCACAGATCGTGAATACTGCGATGCTTGTGCAAGAATAATTTATAGAAAAGACCAGGGAAATTTCTTAACAAAGGTCGAGGATAAAAGAATTTGGGTGGTTGAGGATGCCAAGTATTCCAGAATCGTGTTCAAAGGAACAAAGTTAGAGTGTGATGAATGGGCGGACGAAAAGAAGGATGGACGAATCTATATTATCAGGGAAGGAGCGGACGATGCTAAATGTCGGAGATACGATTGAGTGTGCAGACAGGAACGATGCTGTTGATACGATGATGGAATTGGCCGAGAACGGCATCGAAACGGACTTCCTGTATGAGAAGGACGGAAAACGAGGTTTATGGTTAATTATTGAGGGTATAGAAGATGAAACAAATGACATTGAATGATTTAATTCAAGAAGAACCTGAACAACCAAAAGAACAAAAGGACTTTTCTAATATCAAAGAATTTGCCGAATATGTTGGCAAATGTGAGTTTTGCGATTGGGGAACAGACGAGCGAACTTGTCAATGGAGTGTCAAGAACGAGAGTCGTTATTCATACAAGCATTGCGAAAATGGCTCATTCTGGAAACCTGATGCGTTATCAATTCCGAAATTGTGTGGTTCGTGTAAATATGCAAATTCTTTTGTTTATGAAGGCGAAGATATTTATCATCCAATCGAAGAGTCGAATATTTATTGCACAAGAGAAGATGGAAGTGTTAACAGACAACGGCCGTTTATAAATTTTTGTCAAGAAGGCTTCGGAGTTGGCTATTGGCACAGGCAACACGAATGGGATACTTGCGATGCTTGGGAACTTAATCCGTTTTGGGGACATAAGTTAGTAAAGGGGAGATTGGAAGAATGCAAATGACACTCGACAAACTTTATCCAATGCCGTGTCCCTTCCAGATCGGAGATATAATTTACAATCACAGATTTGACCAAAGCGGTTATATAATCCGAGTTTATGGAGAGTGGTTCGATTATCAACTAAACGGAACAAAGGGAATTATCGGAGTAAGATATTCCACGGCAAGGGATTGTATTTTGACCGGCAGACTAAAAGACGAACAAATGATTCGTGAACTTGAAGAAAATGCGAAGATCTTTTTTAGGAGAATAAGACCAAATGATTAAATTAAGCATAATAATTCCATACTACAATACCGAAGCCATGACGGACGAGCTTCTTGGAATCCTGGAACGGCAAGTGACAAGAGAATGTGAAATCATACTTATTGACGATGGTTCAATGTTGCCTTATGTTCCGTATCAGGACTCTGAAACCGTAAAAGTCTATCGACAGGAAAACAAAGGTGTGTCTGCTGCCAGAAACAATGGTTTGAAACGTGCAAAGGGCGAATATATTGTATTTATCGATTCAGACGATTTGGTGACAGACGATTATATTGAGCAAATCTTCCAAGCCATCGCATCGAATCCAGACACGGTCTTCATTTCGTGGAGAAGTTTAGACAGGCGGCTCGGCAAAGTGATCCAGAACGAATCAGACGAATTTAATCCGTGGAATAGGTGTGTATGGAACCGAGTTTTCAAAAAGACTTATATCAAAGGTCTTAAATTTGATGAATCTTTAATGGTTGCCGAGGACGATGATTTTTTAAAGCATCTACCAGAGCCAAAGTCCAAGACTTATATCCCAAAGCAAATATATTTATATCGTGCAGGGCGGCCGGACGGACTAACTCAAAGGAAAATCAACGGGGACTTCCTTCCAGACGGTCGAGCCAAACCGGAAAAGCCAAGAATAAAAACTCAAGTAGTTGTCTACTGTGCAAATATGCAGAAAATTGGCGGAATTGAAACGTGGTTGTTCTACTGGTGTCAAAATATGAAGGACGATTATGACATTATGATCGTATTCCGGGACAACATGGACGGAAGGCAAATTGCAAGATTGTCCAAAATCGTCAGAGTTTACAAGCTTATGAACGTGGGAATTGATTGCGAAGTTTTGATTAATACTCGCATAACTGACGAGATTCCCAAACAAATCAGAGCCAAGAGAATAATCCAAATGGTACATGGCTGTTATTCGGCACTATTCTGCTGTGACATTCAACCGAATCGAGATACAGTGGTTTGCGTTTCAGAAGTTGTGGCAAAATCTTACACGAATCTTAAAGATTATAAGGTTATTCATAATTTTATATCGACCGAAGAGCCAAAGCCATGCTTATTCCTAATCACTGCTTCGAGATTTACCAGGGAAAAAGGCGGAAAGCGAATGTTAAAATTGGCCTCTGCTTTAAAAAAAGCCGAGATACCGTTTATATGGTTTGTCTTCTCGCATCAGGACACAGAGCTTGTGGAAGGAATGATTAAGATGCCTGAAACGATGGATGTCAGAAGTTTTATCCAGAAGTGTGATTATTTAGTTCAGTTGTCTGACTCCGAAGGGTTTGGCTATTCGATTGTGGAAGCTTTGGAAATGGGAATTCCGGTCATAACAACACCGGTCGAAGTATTGGAAGAGTTAAAATTCCGAGATGGAACAGACGGTTACATTGTTCCGTTCGATATGGCGGACATTCAACCTGAACGATTTTTGACCATTCCGACAATGACTAAGTATTCAGGAACCAACAACGAAACCATTCGTAAACAATGGAAGCAGCTTATCGGACGAATGAAACCAACACATTCTTATACAACTGAAAATGCGATGATTCAAATTCAACTACTCGAAAATGTCGGAGATCTTGAACTCGGCCGAGAGTTGAAACAGGGCGAAGAGGTTACGATGCGAAGGGATAGAGCTTTGATGTGGGTTAATTTGGGAAAGGCGGTAATAACAAAATGAACAAACCATTGATTGTTAAATGCAACATAATGTTGCGAGATGTCGAAATTGAAGCATACAGACAAGACATTATAAAACAGTATAAAGAAGATGGAGTTGTTGCTCTTCCTGTGGGATTTGAGATTGTATCAAGCGAAGAAGCAGACGAAATATACAAACTGTATAAGGGAATGTCTCCCAAGATGCAATCCGTCATTAAGGAGATTATGGAGATTGAGCAGAAAGGAGAATAAACTATGAGTGGTGGAAGTTACAACTACATATACAGCACATTGTCAGAAGAATGTGAAGGACAGATGTATGATTCTGAAATGAATATGCTTATAAAAGATTTGTGTAAAGTTTTGCACGATTTAGAATGGTGGCAAAGTTGTGATTGTTCCGAGGAACAATATAGAGAAACAGTTGCCCGATTTAAAGAGAAGTGGTTTAAAGGAGACAGAAAACAAATAGCAAAAGAATATATTGATTCCCAAGTAAAGATTATACAAGGAGAACTTTATAATCTATTTGAGATAGGAGAATGAATGATATGGTAGAGTTAGTAATTAAGATACCCGAAGATGTTTATACAAGGTTATTTGACAATGGTATACAAGACAATGAAATAGCAGTAGATGATATATGTGAAATGGCAAGAGCATTAAGAATGGGTACACCACTTGAAGAAGAACTTGAAAAGATAAAGGCAGAGATAAAAAAAGAATCATACGAACTTTTTGATTGTCCAGATGCTTTTGTGGTTGAATTTGCAGATGTCGAAAGAATAATGGATAAGCATATATCAGAACTGAAAGGAGAATAATATGACAGTAAGAGAACTTATTAAAGATTTAGTTGACTATAATTTAGATGCAGAAATAGTTGTTGCAACTGATAAGAAGTATGTGGATAAAAGAGGAGAAGAGTGTAAAAGAAGAATGTTTGAGATTAAGGACACAGATACATTTGGTAGTTGTGTTGAGATATTGTTTGATGAAAAAGTGTTCCGAACTGAAAGGAGAGAACAAATGAATAGAATGTATGGAACAGACGGAAATGTTTATGAAACTTCAATTAGTAATGGCAAAGAATATATGTCATTAAAAAAGGACAAAGAAGAATTTGCTATTGCAGAACTTAACAAGATAAAGGAAGAGATTGAAGAATATATGATTATTTCATTTTGTGAAGATGATGACATTAAAAACATCAGAAAGATTATCAACTATCGTATATCCGAACTGAAAGGAGAGAACAAACAATGAGAAAGATTCGACTTTATAAAAATATACTATTTGAAATATTAGAAACATTATGCACTATTTGTCTTTATTTAGAAACAGAAGGTCGAAGAAATCGCAATCCCTACGGAGTACACTTTCATAGTCATTTTGACAGGTTAAAAGAGTTATCAATGGAACTGAAAGGAAAACAGGAATGACATTAAGAACTAAAAGCGAACAAAAGGCATATCTTGACGGCTTTGAAATGTGTGCAGAATGTATTGAAAAATATCTGTCAAACAAAGGGAAAAAAGTATTGGAATGTTTACTTATAAGCGTAAGAAATGCCGTTGAAATCGAAGATATATCCGAACTGAAAGGAGAGAACAATGAGTGATATTGAAAAAGCAAAAGAACATATCAAGAATTTGGCGAATGATTACAAGTGTTGCGACAATACAATCTCTTTTGAAGAAGCATTGGCATTGAATGAAGCACTCCAAAATCCTTGCAAGATTTGTGATTACTTCGCAGAAGATGATATTTCGTATTGTAGGAAATCTGAAAATCCATTGGTTATTAAATGTAACAGAATGCTTCCAACAGAAGAATTAGAAAGGATTAGAAAGATAATTCGTGAACAACCATTAGATGAAGTTGTAGTTCTTCCGACAGGGTTTGAGTTAGCAAGAAAAATGGGACATTGGAAACGAATCAGCCCAGCCAAGATTTATGAATGTTCAGAATGTGGACAAAATGTAATGACGGACAATATTGATTGCTATAAATTCTGTCATTGTTGTGGAGCAAAAATGAAAGGAGAGTGAGCAATGACAATAATTGTATTAAGTTGCTCCAAGAATGAAGAACTCTTTTATCCGTTTAAGCATTGTATGGAGAAGAATTATCCGAATCATCCAGAAGTAATCTATTTCACAGATGGAATCATAAATCCGTATTACAAGACAATCCCAATCGAAATGTCATTGGATAAATGGACAAAGGGACTTCGGGAATTTCTTAATCAGATTCCAAGTGAGCAAGTTCTTCTGATGATTGACGATTGCTTCATCCGACAGCCTGTCGACATTCAAAGGATTGAAGAAGCATTGAGTATCATCCAGAGCGAACCGAATGTCGCTTGTATGAATTTCGAGAAGTCATGGGATGAGAGAGACCTTCCGACAGATCATGACGGATGGAAAGTCAGACAGCATGGGAGCGAATATGAAGTGTCTCTGATGTGTGGATTATGGAGCAAGGAGAAGCTGATTGATGTCATAGACAGAGATTGTTCCCCATGGGAGATTGAATTGAATCAAGACGGCAAAGGATTTGATTATTATATCAACTCGGCAGATTACATCATCGATTGGGGATATAGGACATTTCAACCTTGTGGGAAAGTCAAAGGAGTATGGACACAAGAAGCGAAAGACTTCCTTAAAACCGAAGGATTTATTATTCCATAACAAAAAACCAAAAAAACCAAAACTATCTATGATATAGTTTAAGTGGTAGGAATAGGGATTGAGAAATCAGTCTCTATTTTTATGTTCTCTTGGCTCATCATAACGGTAAATGGTGAGCCTTTGAGGTGGCTTATGACGGAAGATTATATCAAAAGACGTGATGAATTAGGAAAATTCTATAAATCAAAATTATGGAATAAAGTTCGAGAGAATGCTTTAAGACGTGACAATTATCTATGCTGCAACTGCGGCCGACCTGCAGAGGTGGTACATCACATCGAGCATCTGTCTCTTGCCAATGTTGATGATCCTAACATCTGTCTCAATCTGAACAATCTTCGGTCGCTCTGTGCGGACTGTCACTTCGAAGAACACCGGGGCGAACATTGCAGAGGTCGCATCAACAAAGAGAACAATCCGTACACGTTCGATGAAAACGGGATGCTGGTTCCGAAATAATTTTTTTGTATGCCCTATCTATTTTTCAAAATTTTAAAAACATAGGCGGGG